CTGACGATTGACTCGGCACGTGACAAGATTTTGCGCATCAAGCAGGTGCATCGTGATAGCGACGGTGGTCTGTTTGCTGACTATGATTTCACCGAAGAGCAGGCTGATGAAGTTCTGAACTTCATGGAAGTTAAGAAGAACAATCTGCGTGAACTTTCATTGCGCATGGCCCTCAAGATTGCGGACCTCGTCAAGATCAGCCCGACTAACTGGCGTGTGCTTGCTGAGTCCACTGTGATGAAGCGTGACTAAGTTTAGTGTTTGATATTTCCTTTCAAACTTCGGGGGACTTCGGTCCCCCTTTTTTTGCCTTTATGCTTGCATTATTAAGATAAAGTTGTTATATTGTTACGATGGATTGCAAAGAACATTTACTATACTTTTTCACTAAAGGAAAGATTAGTCTTAGCCAATATGATCATAAGTTTTTGGCTAATCTACAAATGATCCTACACCGTGATAAACGGGTCACTACCAATCAGGCTAATTTATTTGACAAGTTGATTGGCAAGTATGCTAAACAATTAAGTAAGAACGGATACAATAGCGAACAGTTATTAGTGTTACCTTGGAAGTCTCTTGTCGTTGAGAGTACTGTTGAATATACCGGAGCAAGAGTATCATTAGAAAACGATACTCTTGTTGTAAAGGTTCCGTTTAATAAAAATTTCATTGCTGACTTTAGAGATATCCCGCACAATATGTTTGAGTGGAACAGGGAAGATAAAAGGTACAAGTCAGAATTTAGCACAAGTGCCCTGAAAATTTTATATTACACATTGCCTAAATATTTTCCTAGTGTAACTTACTGCGACACACTGAATGAAATATTCAGTGAACTTACCAAGTTCGAAGCAAAGTATTGGGAACCTACATTGACCTCAATCAATGATAGATTAACCATCGTTGCAGTAAATTATATCCTAGGTGATTTGATTAAGGACATAGAATTAGACCTTAATCCAAAAACAATTTATAAACTATCCATGCTGGGCATCAAGGTTGATCCATCATTAATGGATAATCCAAAACTAAATTTTGCAGGCAACTTTGAAGTTGAAGTTGATCTTGATGAACTAGCAACTATTGCAGAATGGATTAAAGAGTTAGGTGCTCCTGTAATTTATGGTAGAGGGTTGACTACTACTGCCCGCCCAATTCAACTAGAAGTAAAGAAAATATTTGACACTGTAGGAGTGTATGCTTTACATGAACGTGATTTGGCATTGGATACACATGTCCAAACAAGTAACAAATTCAATCCAATGGTGATACAATACTATAAGCATAAGAACGATGTAAGGTTTTATAACAAAAATAACATCAGCAAATACATCACGATAACTAATAAGAGACCGGTAGATATTAAATGAGACAAGCAAAAATTATTATTAAAGATGAAGTCAACTTAAAGATTGAAGGTCTTGAACTTGATGCACGCCGCGCATGCATGAAAAAGTTTGAGTACGAAAAGCCGGGTGCAAGATATCTTCCTAGTGTAAGGTTAGGTAGGTGGAATGGTAAGGTAAGTTACTTTAGTCTAGGTGGTAGTTCCTTTATCAATCTATTGCCTGAAATCTTACCTATTCTAGAACAGTATGATTACGATATTGAACTAGAAGATTTACGTACATACAGCACAACATTTAATTTCAGCAAAGTGTCCGAGGATACGTTTGCACACAAGGTATGGCCCGACAAGCATCCAATGGCGGGTCAACCTATTATGTTGCGTGACTATCAAGTAGAAATCATCAATAACTTTTTAGAGAATCCGCAATCATTGCAGGAAGTTGCAACGGGTGCAGGTAAGACTATTATGACTGCGGCACTCAGTAAGAGTGTAGAGCCATATGGTCGTAGTATTGTCATTGTTCCGAACAAAAGTCTAGTTACACAAACAGAAGCAGATTATATTAATCTAGGATTGGATGTGGGAGTTTACTTCGGTGATCGCAAAGAGTTTGGTAAGACACATACGATTTGCACATGGCAAAGTCTCAACAATCTATTAAAGAATACACAGTCAGGTGATGCTGACATTCCAATCGGTGAATTCTTAGAAGATGTTGTATGTGTCATGGTAGACGAGGTGCATATGGCCAAGGCTGATGCACTTAAAACACTATTGACTGGAGTATTTTCAAACGTTCCTATTCGATGGGGACTAACTGGAACTATTCCTAAAGCAGAATTTGATAAGGTTAGCATTCTTGTAAGTCTAGGACCTGTGATTGGAAAGTTGGCAGCAAGCGAACTACAAGAAAAGGGCGTTCTAGCACAATGTCATGTTAACATTATTCAAATGCGTGATGGTGTAGAGTTTACAAATTATCAAAGTGAACTGAAACATCTATTAGAAAATCAAACTAGACTGGATAAGATTGCAGACCTAGTTAATAAAATTAAGGACAGTGGGAATACACTGATACTTGTTGACAGAGTTAATGCAGGTAAAGAACTAATCAACAGACTACCAGGTAGTGTTTTCATTTCGGGTGAAACTAAACTAACTGAAAGAAAAGAAGAGTATGACGAAGTTGCAACTAGCCATGAAAAGATTATTGTGGCGACTTATGGTGTGGCCGCTGTGGGTATTAATATCCCCCGTATTTTTAATCTGGTTCTTATTGAGCCCGGAAAGAGCTTTGTTAGGGTTATACAAAGCATTGGGCGAGGCATTAGAAAGGCAGAGGATAAGGATCACGTAGAGATTTGGGATATTACAAGTGATTGTAAGTTTGCTAAACGGCACCTTACACAAAGAAAAGCATATTACAAAGAAGCCAACTATCCATTCAGTTTAGAGAAATTGGATTATTAATATGTTGACAAATGAAAAGGATATTGATAAAATTATATCATGCGTATACTAACATTAGATGATATCTATTATAACTTAGAAACGCTACCAGAAGAAATTGATGATTTACGATTTGCGATTCTTGATAACTCGACACCTAGTAATGTAGACTATCATTATATCCCACTAATCTTTTTAGAATCGTTTAACTCTCCTGCGCTAGTGTTAAGGATTGCCGACAAGACAATCAAGATGCCTGTCGATTGGCAAGTATTGATTGGAGAGCAAGAACATGGGGATTTAGAAACATTGCCACTATCAAGTCTAAATGATAGGGGCTTTAATGCCTTTCAATTCAATCCACTAAGTTCATTTGCTCCCAGTTTTCTTCCAATCGAAATCGTAGACATTTATCCTGACGTAACTTGGTATGCACCTCGTTTGCGTAATGGACAATTTCTAGCGGTACCTATTGATGATGGTCCTAAACCTCGATGTGTTTATTTTGTAAAAGAAGTAAGTCGTAATTGCGAGATTGTAGATTACAGTCAAGTATTTTGAAAGGAAAGAAATGAAGTTTTTTAGAAAATGGTTTGCTAAACAATGTAAACGAGCATGGGAAGATAGCCGTGAATTAGTAGAATGTGATGTACCTCAAAAGATGGCTACAATTAGCGGCGGCAGGTCTATTGACAGTCACGGTATGAACTTCACTGTGTATCGTGCTAACGGTGGTCATATTATTGAAACTAGAAAGTACGATAGAAAGCGTGATAACAATGACCACAGTCTACATATCATTACTGATGATAAAGACTTGGGCGAAGAAATCGGCAAGATCATTACATACGAAAATCTAAGAACCTAATATGGCTAAATCAGCAACACCCGTTGATGAAAAGTTTGAGAAGCAGGACTTTGACTTGTTCGAAGCCCTTAATGCCATCGACAGTAAAGACTATGGGTATTTTGATAGACTGACGCCTGAACAGCAAAAGAAATTTGTGCCATTCATGATGTTACATTGGATGAGTGCAATCAAGGCTAATGAAGGATTATCAAGATATTATGTCATGAGTGCGGCAGAATATGCTAACAAGTATATGTTCAATGAGAACGTACAGAAGCATCCCAAACTACAATGGTTAATGTTGTGTAGTGCTAGCCCAGGCTTAGGTAAACAGTTTCATCAATGGATACCACATATCAAAACGAATGTGAGTAAGTTGAAAGAAACTGCTAAGGTCAAAGATGTAAAGGAATACTTTAAAAAGGTATATCCTAAAACTAGTGATAGTGATTTGACAGAACTAAGCCAAGCATTTGTAGAGAATCAGAAGCGTAGAATGTATCTAGCCGAACGATTCCCTAATATGAAATATGATGAGATTGAGTTATTAAGTGACCTTGTTACAGATCAAGACATTAAGCAATATGAGCAAGACCTCGGCAACTGAGAAATATAGTTGCGAATTTTGCAATCGTGAGTTCCTACGTGAAACCACGATGGTTAAACATATTTGTGAAAACAAACGTAGATGGCAAGATAAAGATCAGCAAGGAAATCGTATTGGCTTTCAATGCTGGCTACAATTCTATGTAAAGAACACTGCTACTAAAAAGCAAAGAACCTATTTGGACTTCATTAAGAGTTCATATTATCTTGTCTTTGTTAAGTTTGGTCACTATTGCGTCAACATCAATGCACTAAATGTCATGCGTTATGCTGACTGGCTGATGAAGAACAAGATTAAGATTGACAGTTGGTGTAGTGATAGTAACTATACTAAATTCTTAATTGACTATATCAGAGAGGAAGATCCTCTAGATGCTATTGCACGTAGTATTGAAACTACCATTGACATGGCTAAAGTAGAGGGCATTCAAAGCAAAGATTATTTGCGTTATGGTAATCGCAATAAAATTTGTTATGCAATTACTAGTGCAAAGATTAGCCCATGGATGTTGTATCAGAGTGCTAGCGGTATCGAACTATTAGAAAGTTTAGATATCACGCAACAGAAAATGATTTTAGATTACATCAACCCTGAGCAATGGGCTATTAGATTCAAGAGGCATGCTGACAGTGTTAGTCAAGTTAAGGAACTATTGAATGCGGCAGGATATTAATTTCAAATATACTGTTAATATTCCTTGGAAGCACGGAGATACAATTAGTTCATGGAATGAAAAGTGTATATACGCACTAGACATTTTTGGATTACCGGGTGACAGATATATCACTCATGCCAATCACGAATCTATGGATTTTATGTTTAAAGATGAACGTGATGCAATACATTTTAGTTTGGCTTGTTTATGATCGTGCGTAAAAGTAAAAATCAATATAGAATCGAACTAGGTAAAGTGTTATCTAAACCCTATGGTCCTGAGGATAAACATGAAGTTATGGAATGGTGCAAAGAACACTTCGGGACCGGTGGTAGAAATAGACATTGTAAATGGCGCTATGGTTGGGTAGAGAAAACATCAGACTATTTCTATTTCAAAAATGAACAAGACGCTATGTATTTTGTACTAAGATGGTCATAAAAAATCTTAAAGAACGCTGGAAGGGTTACAAAGAGAAACGCTTTTTAGAAAACTATGGCTGCAATACCTGGCGTGAATATGAACGCAAGTATGACCAAGATGTTGGGTTCAGGGCAAGATGGGTCCATACCTTTTATCATGGCTACCCGCATGTTCTTAATATTGAACCAAATGGGGTCGCAATGTATGGTCTACAGTATCATGAATTATGTGAAAAAATGATGGAGTGGTGCGAACAGAATTGCAAAGGCAAGTGGCGCAATGACTGGCAGCGTGGTAATTGGGACCATCATGGAAACTACGAGATTAATGAAATAGGTGGCGGCGATATCATGTTCTTTGCATTCAAAGAAGAAGGTGATTATACTTGGTTTCTTTTGAGGTGGTCATGAGTTCTCCATTCGCTATAGAAAAAGCAAAAAATCATTATCTAGTGACATGGCCTAAGTTTCGTGACATACATGGAAACCCATCTTGCTATAATTTGTTAAAGATATTGTTTGAACAAATTAAATTAGATGAGGCAATGTTACTTTTAAATGGTCAACATATGGTTACTGTTAGTAGTGAAATATGGTATTTAGGTCGAGGTGAAGACTACTCCGAATGGCTAATGTCCCAACACTCAATTACAGGAGCAATATTTAATCAAGAATATCAAGCCAGTATGCTACAAGAAGAATTAGAAAAGCGTTACATGTGGAGATTATTAAAATCTTAATGCATCATTATGAAGGGGCAGATTGGAACAATACAAAACCGGGATGGTATGAAGTCACGGTGTATGTAGACCATCCTTCTGAATTGCATAACAAGTATGAAAAAATAATCGATTGGTTGTATGAGCGCATAGATAAATGTGAACGTCATTGCAGATGGTATGCTAGAAGTGATTTTATTAAAGTGAAATTTAGATATGAAAGAGATTACGAATGGTTTCATCTAACTTGGGTGTAGGGTCTTTTGTCCCATACGAATATGAAGTTGTAGACGTTGAACTAAAGCCTTTTAGGAAACTAAAGAAGACAGTTCCTGTTAATGGTGCATGGGAAGAACGAGAGTTCTATGAGATTAGACCGGCATCAGTGTCTACGTTAGACTGGCTGCATCAATATTATGGACCGCATAAATATCAAACCACTTGGTGGTCTACACATAATAGCATTGTTATGCGTGACACGATTTATACACATTGGAAGTTATGTCAATAGAAAAAGTAAAATATAAGTCTACTAAACTAGATGGCAGGTATGCAGGGTACAGACATTTTTCTCACTATGTCACTGTAGTATTCCCTCGCGGCATAACTCAATCATATGTGACAATTACAGAATTTAATAAAATGCGTGACTGGTGCCTCACAACATGGGGTCCTAGTTGCGAATTATATGATTATGAATATTTGAAACGGGTTAAGAGTATACATCCTTCTCAAGACTATAGTGTAAATGAACACTGGTCGTATTATGTCAAAGACAGTGTACGTAGAATTTACTTAACATCAAAAGCAAAAGTTTGGTTTGATTTGGCACACTTATAATGGATCCTATTTATTGTTCATTGGCATTTGCTTCTGCGTCTATTAACAGTTATGGAGAATATATTCCATGCTGTAATATTCGCACGGATGAATGGAACATGTACAAAGACAGAGATGTAGAGTTAAGCAGTATATTAAATCAAAAATCACCCGAGTTCAGAATTAATGCAGGTAATTTAAGAAAGTTACGCCGACAACTTATTAGAGGGGAATGGCCATCGGCTTGTCAAAATTGTAAAATAGCAGAAGATGCAGGTACTGCCTCAATGCGTACTATTTGGAATAGGTCATTACCCCAAGATTTAGTCCCTATTAATGAATACGTAGACAATCAAAATATTTACTATCTTGACTTAACCTTTGGCACTACATGCAATAGTAAATGCATGACTTGTAGTCCTGACTTAAGTGATTTTTGGGAAGAAGAGTACAACTATATATGGGGTACTAAACGACCAAAACAACTAAAAAGAATTTGCATCGATTCAAGTACAACTAAAGAACTTGTGGATAGTTTTCCTAACGTTAGGCATATCAGTTTTATCGGCGGAGAACCTACAATATCTGACGAACACATTGAATTGTTACAGTTATTGATTGACAACAATCGTAGTAAAAATATCAATCTTAACTACATTACCAACCTAACAGGTATAACTAACGATTTGATTGCACTATGGAGTAATTTTAAATCAGTCAACATAAGTGTTTCAATTGATGGATATGAGTTAGTCAACGAATATATTAGATATCCCTTTAAGTGGAATAAGGTAGAAACTAATTTAAAAAAATGTTTAGATTTGTTTCGAACATCATTAGAGAATCCAAATAGCACTTTGTTCACTGTTGGTTTAAGTTCTACAATCAGCGTTTTTAATGCGATTCAATCAATGAACTTGCTTGAATTTTGGTTTAATCTAAGCGTAGAATACAACACAGACTCACATATGTTGGGATGTTTTGTTAATAGAGTATCACATCCTACACATTGTCAGCCGCAAATATTATCCCCGCAGTACAGACAACAGGGCATTTATAAAGGTAAGCAACTATTAGAAACTATTGAAAAACATAGAGCAAGTCTTACTAATAAACTAGCGCATCAAGGATTAGTTGACTCTATTAAACTGGTAATATCTTGGTTGTCTGAGCCGCAGATCAACGATGAACAATGTTTACAAAAACTAAAAATGTTGATTTTAAAATCAGACAATTATAGAGATAGAGATATTAAAAATTATATCCCTGAACTATGGGATGAACTTAACACATTATGGGACAAAAAATGAGTGTAATGACAGAAGGAATGGGGTATATTACAATTCGTGATATCATCCCGGAACATTTAATTGATTCTATCAATCTTAAACTTGATACTTTATATCCTACTAGAGCCAGCAGTAGCAAAAAGCAATATGCTGAGTCTAGTAACATCAACGCACTTGAAGATATCAGTGTTTGGTGGAGTCAGTTAGTAATGGATTGGCCCGAAGTAATTGAAATCAATAATATTGTAAAGTCACATATTGATGAATTTTTAGAAAACGCAATATGGTATGCAAGTGATGTTGTAACCATTGCTCCTGAAAGCACATGGATAAATCCACACGTTGATACACCACATAGATTTTTGGCCTGGAATGATGATACTAGATTATTAGGAATACAATGTATCGTAGCATTACAAGACATGGATCATAAAACAGGTAGTACTGGATTAGTGCCTTGCAGTCAAACTCATAATTGGAATATAAACAAGTGCTATAAGGGAGAATATGATAGTTACTTTAAGACCCATTGCATGCAACCTGTAATGCCTAAAGGGTCTTTATTGATGTACAATTGTAGAATACTGCATAGCAGTATGCCCAATTATTCTCCCAAAGCACGTCCTGCACTATTGCTTAATTACCTAAATGGTGATATAGTAGATAGAGTGAAAAAATTAGACAACATTTGGAAAAGTAATGGCAAATGATATTATGATTGACCTCGAAACTCTTGACACAACGCCTTATTGTGTCATCTTGACGATCGGGGCAGTTAGGTTTGATCCTAAAGGTAGTGGTGTAGTTGAACGTTTAGAACTACGTCCTACGATTGAAGATCAAACAGAAATACATAATAGAATTATCAATGAAGATACATTGCGTTGGTGGAGTACACAAAGTCCCGAAGCAATGGAAGAAGCAATGGGTGACAGGGATCGTATGTCATTCAGAGATTGCATGGAACAACTTTATAAGTTTTGCTGGAACCGTCGTGCTGTATGGAGTAACGGTGCAGGGTTTGACGTTGTAGCGTGTGAAACAGGTATGCGTCAAACATTAGTTGAGTATTCTAATCCTATCCCCTGGCCCTTTTGGACTGTACGTGATTGTAGAACAATTTATGACATTGCAGGTGTCAGTCTAAAAGATAAGAAATATGGCAGTAAGACAACACACAAGGCTGTAGAAGATGCCGAGCATCAAGCAATTGTCGTGCAGGATGCATACATGAAACTAATGAAGGCAGGATTGGTCGCAGGCCGATGAGAATTGATTCAGATATTGATATTGACTTGGGGAACAGAGAAAAGATTCTGTCTCTAATCAAGCATATCCCTGCTAGTATGCGTAATGTTAAGCCTATACGCAAGCATGCTACTGGGGTATACATCACTGATATACCCTATGATCCAGTCAATGACATGGCAAGCATTGACTATAATGAAGCAGAACAGCGTGGTTACTTTAAGTTAGACTTGTTGAATGTTCATGTATATTCTAAAGTAAAGAATGAACAGCATCTATATGAACTAATGAAAGAACCCGACTGGGACTTGTTGAAAGATAAGGAATTTGTTGAGAAACTAATTCACTTGGGTAATCAGTATGACACTCTAAGTAAAATGCCTGAGCCTGTAAATAGTATTACTAGGCTAGCAATGTTTCTTGCAGTAATTAGACCTGCAAAAAGACATTTAATTGGCAAGACCTACAAAGAGATAAATGAAACTGTATGGGAAAAAGATAGCACTGGTTATAGTTTCAAGCGTAGTCATGCTATTGCATATGCACAACTAGTTGTAGTACACATGAATTTATTGAGAGAACAGAATGGAACTTAACTTACTTAAAGAAAACGATCCTAAACTATTAGAAATTTCAGAAGAGTGGAACTTTCGCACTGACGGAGATCCTAGCGAACTTGTAAAAGAGATGGCTAAGGTAATGTTCGTTCAGGGCGGTATTGGATTAGCAGCACCACAGTGTGGGGTACTCAAGCGTATCTTCATCATGGGTAATCCTGAAGAACTAATCGCATGTATTAATCCTAAGGTAGTAGCATTAAGTGAGGACCGTGAGGTTGGTCAAGAGGGCTGTCTCAGTTTCCCCAATCTATGGCTAAACGTTAAGCGTCCCAATAAAGTAAAAGTCTCTTATCAGACTGTAACAGGGGAAGAAGTAGAAGCAGAATTAGATGGATTACATGCTAGAGTATTCTTGCATGAATTTGATCATCTGATGGGTGTGACATTTGACCAGCGTGTGGCCAATCTAAGTTTACAGATGGCTAAGGATCGTAGAAAAAAGAAACTTAAGAAAGTTAAGGCAGTCTTTTAACTAGTGTGATACTGCGGCGTTTACTACGTTTTTTAGTGAAGTCAGTCATGCTAACGACAGGCCCATGAACAATTTCTAAACTCTTGTTATTGAATGTTCTTAGATAGGGCTTAAAAACTATCCATTCATCCTTTAGGAATAGATTGATAGGAATCGCACGATTTGACTCCCACCACCATGTATCACCTAATTCTAAGAACTTTGCCCTAAGGTCTTGATTTACAATAGCACCATAATCATACATTGTGGTGACTAAATCATCACGATTTTGTATAATTCCTACATAATCTTGATTGGCGTAGGTACAAATCGATATAAAGGGGTGGTTCTCACTCAGTTTCTTAAAAAAATCGTTAGCATTCATATTTGGTCACTAGTGTTATTTAATCTGGTTTTTCCAAACTTAATATTTTCATATTTTCTCGACTAAATAAGAGAAGGAGCAATATTTGTG